TTATATAAAATTAATAGTGATGTTTTTGTTATTATCTATTTCTATATAATCTATTATAGATAACCAAAAACGTCTGCGTTCAACCCTGCTTAAATCACTATACATCTCATTAATATCAATATCTAAGAATTTTTTTATATGTGATGTATCAATAATTTGACTCTCCTGTTCTTCAGTTATATTATCCAGTTGAGATTGTAATTTTTCATAATCTTTTCTATAAGTCTCTTTATCAATCAAATCCTCTAAATATAAATCTTTGATTTTATCTAATTTTTTCATAATTTTCTTCTTTTCATCTTTTTTGTTAGATTTTTTATTTTGTCTGATTTTTTCATTTTGTGCTTCTAATTTCACCATATGTTTATGTAATTGTGGTTTTAAGTTAGTCAAAAGGTAGTTTTCTATATGTTTTTCATTATGAGTTACATTGTGTACACAGTTTTTATTTAGATAGAATGTAGAACATCTATAAGATAAATAAAGTTTTTCTCCAACATTACTAGAATTACCCTTTAATGTATAACCACACTCCTTACATTTTAAAAGACCAGAAAAAATATGATAATGTATGTTTTTATTAGGAGTAGTTTTTTTATTTTTTTCTAATATTCTTTGGATTTGTTTAAATTGTTTTTTTGATATAATAGGTTCACAATAATCTTCAACATAAAATCCTCGTTTATTATAGATTCCTATATAAAGTTCATTTCTTAGTATATTCTTTATTTTATTATAACTGTATAATTCGCCATGAAGATTATTAATTGTTTCTATTAAAGTCCTAACAGAACCTGATTTCTCGTATTCGTCAAATATAGCTTTAACTATATATTTTTTTTCTTTATCAATAACTAGATGCTTATTTTCTATTTTGTAACCTATAGGAATTGTACCACTTATAACTTCTTTACGTCTCAATTTATCCTGAAACACAAATTTTATTCTCTCAGATGTTTGAGCTGCTTCATTTTCTGCTACAGATAACATAATGTTTATATGTAATCTACCAGCAGCAGTACTAGAATCATAGTTTTCTAAAATGGTTTTCCAATCACATTTATGTTTTTCAAAAGTCTCCATTATTTTATAATAGTTTTTAACGCCACGACTTAGTCTATCAATTTTAGTCATTAAAACTAGGTCTACTTTATCTTTTTCCACATCTCTTAATAATCGTTGTAAGTTAGGTCTTTTTAAATTAGTTGCAGAGCAACCTTCATCAATGTATTTACCAACTATGTTAAAATCATTCTCTTTAGAGTACTGTTCTAAAGCCTCTATTTGTGTTCTTATGCTATCTCCATTTAAAGCTTGTTCTTCTGTACTAACACGTATATAAAGTGCTACTCTTAACATTTTACATTCCCCCTTATTGTATATTTAAGAGGAGCTGAACGGCTCTTAAATATACTATGAATTGTTACAAAAAATTTGCATTCATAATACTAAATCTTGGCTCAAAAAATATCACATAATTATCTAGTGTAGCTGAAAAACCATATTTACTTTTATAACATTCTAAAGCTTCATTTAGAAACTTTTCAGTTACATCAAGGTATTCTGCCATTTCGGTTATAGTCTTACAGCCAGCATTAAAACTATCTATTATACCTTTAAGACCAATTAACTTGTTGTAAGCCATCAATCTAGCTTTATATTCTTGTTTGCTATTTTCAACTTTATTTAGGTCTAATATATTTCCATATGAAGTATAATGATGCCCTAGTTCTTCTGCTAACACACAAGCTTTTTCACTCATATTATTAAGTGTATTTTTATTTAAAGCTATTCTATTATTTTTATATAATCCATGAGAATTTGAAATTAAAGAAACTTCTCTAACAATAATATTATTATCATCTGCTTCAGAGAGTAACTTTTCATAACTATTCATAAGTTCACCTACCTATTTTACCAATTATCCATATCATCTAAATCTTGATATATTTTTTCAATTTCTCCTTCTTCATGTAAATGTTCATTGTGTGCTGCTATTGTATCTATGTGATTTTTATTTACATATTTACCTATTTGAGTAAGTTCATCTACTCTTTTTATTGCTTCATTTTGTCCAATATCGTTTAACTCACTAAAGCTAGATAAAAGCTTATTTTCTAATACTTTATTTTTTTCTTTAATCTTTTCTCCGTTTTTTTCAATCTCTTTAACTTCTAAACTTAATTTTTTAGAATCATATTTCTTATCAAAGTTATCATACATATTTCTATACTCTGTCATTCCTAATAAATAGTCTATTGAAACATCAAAATACTTTGATATATATTTTATATATTCAAATCTGGGTTCTGCTTTGTTTGATTCCCATTTTGAAATCATACCTTTATTTAATTTTAAATTAAAACTAGAATTTAGATTCTTTGCGAGTTCATCTTGCGTTAATTTTTTTTCAATTCTTAAAATCTTTATAATATGACCTGTATTTTTCATGGATTACACCTCTTTATAATTTAGATATACTTAAATTATATAACATGAGGTTTCATTGTCAATGATTTAATTTAAAAAAAATAAAGAAAGTTATTGACAATGAAACTTGCAATAATATATAATTTAGGTATCAAATATGAAACAAAGAAGGGGGTGAAAAACTTGAAAAGTAAACGTAACCCATATCTCAAATTTAAGATTTTTTTAATGGAAAGAGGAATTAAACAATCTGAGTTATGTAAAATACTTGGAAAGTCAGCATCTGCTATAAATCAAAATATAAATGGAACTGGAGGTGATTTTAGTGTTGAAGATTTAAGAATTATATCACAGACATATAATATAAGTATAGATGAATTTTTTATTAATTAAAAAGTTTCTTATATGAAACAAGAGCTGTTTAAAAAATACAAAAAACTAGGGAGGAAGAAATTATGAACGAAGTTGTAAATGCAGAAAATATAAATGAAATAGAAGTGATAGGAATTACAGAAGTTGATGGTATGAAATTCCATGATATCGAAGGAGGTTTTGGAGAATGCAAAAAAGCAATGTTAGTTAAAGAAATAGCTGAAATACATAATAAAGAGTTAAAGCATATAAATGAGCTTATAAATAAGAATAGAAAAAGATTTCAAAATGACATAGATATAATTGATTTGTTAGGTGTCGGTTTGAACGACACCAAAATAAAGAAGTTCGGATTTACTCAACAAGCAATTAATTCTTATAGAGGTTCAAAAAATAAGGGTCTATTGACAGGGATATATTTGTTATCTGAAAGGGGTTATGCAAAGTTACTTAAAATACTAGAAGATGATAAAGCATGGGAGCAATATGAGAAAATAGTTGATGGATATTTTAATATGAGGAAGAGTTTAAAAGAAAATAATAAATTTAATAGTAGCAAACCTAAAGATATTAAGGATGAATCAGAAATAAAATATATGAATGCTCAAGCAAGATTAAAAAATGCAAGGGCAAGAGAAGCAAAAATATATTTAGAGTTAGCTGACAAAGTAGATATAAAAGAATATAAACAGATTATGTATTCAAAAACTACTGAATTACTTTCTGGAGAAACATTAATACCACTTCCTAAAATGGAGAAAAAAACTTATTCTGCTACAGAGATAGGTAAGATATTAGGGATTTCAGCCAATAAGGTTGGAGGATTAGCAAATGCTTATAATTTAAAAACAGATGAGTTCGGAATTAAAGTTTGGGATAAGGCTAAACATTCAAATAAACAAGTGCCTAATTTTAGATATTATGAGAATGTAATGCCAATTCTAGAAAAAGCTTTAAGTAGTTTTGAAAATTAAATTCAGAAGTTGCTAAGTACAACTTTAGAAACTTAAATTTAAGGAGGAATAAGAAAATGAAAGAAAATAACAGAATAGTAAGTGTTGGAACTGAAAGTGAGATAGATTTAACAGTTAAGGAATTGAATATGATAGATGATTTCAAGAAAATTATAAATGGTGTTAACAATGAAATAGCTAATGATTATTCTATTTTAGAAATGGATAGAGATATTTTAGAGAAAATTGCATTAAGTACAGCTTTGAACTATAAAAAAATGAATTTTGAGTATTCAGAAATAGATGAAAAACTATTTAATGATTTTACTTTTGAGTTTATGCTAAAGTTTTTTGGTGATATAGAAGAGGATGAATTAATCAAATATCTCGTTTATATAGGAGAGGAAGAGGAAAGTTATGAATTGAATGATAGAGAAAGGATATTTTATAAAATAGTAGATACTCTTGATACAATAGCAGATATAAAAATAGCAGACCAAAATAAGATAGAAAAAGAAGTAGGTATGTGTATCGGTGAAGATAATTATATAACTTATTGCATAGATGAAAATTTAATAAAATTCTACATTAAAGATGAAGAAGAATTAGTTATAGATAAGGATAGTCCTTTGTTATATATGCTAGACACGTTATTTTATGAAGTACATGAAGAGTAAAAATTGCAATGATTAAATACGGAATATTTTGAAAATAGAGGGGTGATTTAAATGGGTAAAAAAAGTGAATACACAGTAACAACAGTTGGTGAACCAAATTTAGATGCATTAGGCGAAACTTTAGCTAAAATTCTTACAGAGAAATTTGGGGTACTAATAACTCATACATACATTGAGAACTATTATGTTGATAAAGAGAGAGGGGGTGATGTAGATGGAGCTATTGAAAGTGAATTTTAATCTAGAAAAATTAAAAATAGGAAATGTAGTGAGTGTAAGTTCTAAGAGGTTTGGGTTCAATATTAATTGTATTGTAGTAGTAGCAACCGAGGAGGAACTAAATTTAGCTTATTATAGCAAAGATAAGGGATGTATTGAGTATCAAGCATTGATACCAGAGGATATTAGATATGGTGATTACATTCTTCAAAGACTAGGTTAGGAGGAAATAAAATAGCAGTTTTAATAATGGTAGGTTTATTTGCAATATGTTTAGTAGGATTATTTCAATAAAAAAGTGCTGGTCAAAGTAACCAACACACAAAATAAAAAAAGTTAATAAAATTATAACATAAAAAGGAGAGATTTAAAATGCTTGAAGTTAATATAAAAATCAAAGGTGAAGCAAGTGAAATAATTGACTCAATTAGAGCTATATTTAATAGCTTTGGTGAAGAGTCAATGACAGAGATAAAAGCAGAGCAAGAATATAAAAGTAGACGTAGTAGAAAGTTAAAAACAGAAGATTTATCAGACCAGGAATAAAGAAGGTGATATAAGTTGCAACTATATAAGCATCAAGAGGAAGCTTTAAAGCTAACAGAATATAATAATAAATGTGCATACTACCTTGACATGGGGCTTGGTAAGACATTTGTAGGAAGTGAGAAATTAATAAATCTAGGAAGTAATACAAATTTATTAATCTGTCAGAAATCAAAAATTAACGATTGGGTATATCACTTTAAAACATATTATCCAGATATGGGGATAATCAATGGTACAAAGAAACTTAGTGAAGGCATAGAGTATTTTAAGATTGTTGAAGTTCCATTTATAGTAGTAATTAATTATGAATTAGCTTTTAGAAGAAAAGAGTTATTAGATTTAAAAGATTTTACTTTAATGTTAGATGAATCATCAATGATTCAAAATGAAAAAGCTAAAAGAAGTAAGTTTGTACTAAGTTTAAACCCTAAAAATGTGATACTACTTTCTGGTACTCCATGTAGTGGTAAATATGAGCAACTATATTCTCAAATTAAACTACTAGGGTGGAATATATCAAAAGATTTATATTGGAAGCAATATATTGATGTTGAGTACAAAGATATTGGTGGTTTTCCAATGAAGGTTGTAACAGGTTATAAGAATGTTGACAGATTAAAAAAGAAGTTAAGAGATTATGGAGCAGTATTTATGATGTCAGATGAAGTATTTGACTTACCAAAACAAATAGATAATGTAATGAAAATTAGTACTACAAGAGAGTATAGGAAGTTTAAAAAAGATTCAATTATAAGTATTTCAGATGATGTTGAACTTGTTGGAGATACTACACTAACTAAAATGTTATATGAAAGACAATTATGTAGTCAATACAATAAATTTAAATTAGAAGCTTTTGGAGACTTAATAAACTCAACAGGTGACAGATTAATAGTATTTTACAATTTTAACGAAGAGTTAGACAGATTAATAGAATTATCAAGAGATAGACCAATATCAATAGTAAATGGCTCTACAAAAGATTTAAATAATTATGAGGAGCATAATAACTCAATTACATTTGTACAATATCAAGCAGGAGCTATGGGTTTAAATCTTCAAAAGTGTAATAAGATTGTATATTTTAGTCTTACTTTATCTTGTGAGTTATTTATGCAAAGCAAAAAGAGAATTCATAGAATAGGTCAAGAAAACACATGTTTTTATTATTATATGATTTGTAGGAATAGTGTTGAAGAAAATATATATAAAAGCTTACAAAGTGGTGTTGACTATACAAATAATTTGTTTGAGAAAGGAAATTAAAATGATTAAGTGTAATGAAATTTGTGATTTTAAAGGTGAAAATATTTGTTGTAGTGAATGTGGCGATAACGAGACTTGTAGTAATATATGTGGCTTAGAATGTAGTACATGTGGGAAGACAATTATTGCAGATGATGCAGGATTAGAGGAATTCAGAGATAATAACTATGTTTTATTTAAAAATATATTTAATATATGTGAACAAAAGAAAAGCCTTGAGATAGAAGAAAAGAAAATGAAAGAAGAGTTAAAAAAATCAATGGAACTCTATAATATAAAATCATTTGATAATGATATTTTAAAAATGATATATATTGAAGCAAGTACCACAACTACTATTGATAGTAAGAAACTTAAAGAAAAATATCCAGAAATTTATTCAGATTGTTCTAAGATATCAAATAAAAAGGCATATATAAAAATATCTTTAAAGTAGGTGGTTATATGAGTGCAGAAAAACAATTTGAAAATAAAGTTAAAAAGTTTTTAAAAGAACAAGGTTGTTGGTTTATTAAATATTGGGGAGGTTCAGCATATACAAAAAGTGGTATACCAGATTTATTAGTTTGTTGTAGTGGTAAATTTATAGGTATTGAAGTCAAGGGAGAAAAAGGAAAAGCAAGCGAACTACAAAAGTATAATATTAAAGAAATTGAAAAGGCAGGTGGAATAGGAATTATTCTATACCCTAAAGACTTTGATAGATTTAAAAAGATGATTTTAGAAATAAAGAAAGAAGGTGAGTAAATGCAGTTCTCACATAGTAGGATAGGAGTATTTAAGAATTGCCCATATAAGTATAAGCTACAGTATATTGACAAGGTGAAAACAATATTAAATGCAGATTCTAACAATGCTTTAATATTAGGAACATCACTTCATACTGGTATTGAAAAAGATATTGATGCAGCAGTAAAAGAATATTATTTTAGTTATCCAAGTATAACCGATTTACACATTAATGAAGTGATGAAGTTAGATTATTTAATACCAAAAGTAAAAGAAATTTTACCAAAAGGGTTTAATGAGGTTCAAATAACAACTAGTGATTTTATAGGGTTTATAGATTTGTTAGCACCACATGTATACATGACTGATACAAACTTAAATACAAATGAAACAACCATATATTATGAAGATGAAGAAAGAGTATTTGATATTTATGACTTTAAATATTCAAACAACATAGATAGATATTTAGAAAGTGAGCAACTTCATCTATATAAGTATTTTTATGAAAAGCAACATCCAAATCATGAGATAAAAGATTTGTACTATGTATTTGTACCTAAAGTTCAGATTAGACAGAAGAAAACAGAAAACTTACATCAATTTAGACAAAGATTACTTAATGAGCTTGATAAATCTGAAATAAAAATAGTGAAGGTTGAGTACGAACCAAATAAAGTTATTAATTTTCTTGTAGATATAAAAAGATGTCTTGAAAACAAGGAATTTGAAAAAAATCAAAATAAATTATGTAACTGGTGTGACTACCAAGAATACTGTGAAAAGGGGATTGATTATATGTTATTACCAAATAGTGAAAGAAGAAGTGTGGAAGGAATTAATAAAAAAACTTTATGGATTTATGGAGCACCATTTAGTGGCAAAACTACATTAGCAAATGATTTTGAAAAGCCTTTAATGCTTAATACAGATGGAAATATAAAGTTTGTTGATGCTCCATACATTTCTATAAAAGATATTGTAACAGTTGAAGGGAGAATGACAAAGAGACAACTTGCATGGGATGTATTTAAAGAAGCTATAAGAGAATTAGAGAAAAAAGAAAATGATTTTGAAACAATAATTGTTGACTTGTTAGAAGATACATACGAAGCTTGTCGCCTTTACATGTATGACAAGATGGGAATAACTCATGAGTCAGATGATAGTTTTAGAGCATGGGATAAGGTTAGAACGGAGTTTTTAAGCACTATAAAACGACTTATGAACCTTGACTATAAAAACATAATATTAATATCACATGAGGATACATCGAAAGATATTACCAAAAAAGGTGGTGACAAGATAACAGCAATCAAACCTAATTTACAAGAAAAAGCAGCAAATAAAATAGCAGGTATGGTTGATATAGTTGCAAGAGTAGTAGCTGATGGAGACGTTAGAACATTATCATTTAAGACTAATGAAGTGATATTTGGAGGGGGTAGATTAAAAGTAAAATCTAATGAAATTCCACTTGATTATAATGAATTAATGAAAGTATATGAGGATATTAGTATAGAGAAAAATGAAATAAAGAAATCAAGTAAGCCTAAAAAATCTAAAACTAATGAAGAAGTAGAGATGACTCCTATAGTAGAAGAAACAAGTGAGAAAACTGAAAAAGAACAAACAGAGGAAGAAGTAATTGAACAAGAAGAAGCAATTAAACCAGTCAAGAAAACTAGAAAAAAGAGAAATTAGTTTGAGTGATTATATAAGAAAGATTATTAATTAAAAATTTAAAAGAAAAGGATGGTATGTGATATGGATTTTAGTAAATTTGATAAAGCAATAGATGTAAAAGGATTAAAAGAAGATATAAAAGAAGCATCTGAAAATAGTGGTAAATTTAAAGATGTGCCACATGGCACTTATGAAGTAGAAATAAATAAAATGGAGTTAAGCGAGTCTAAAAAAGGTGACCCAATGTTTGTATGTTGGTTTAAAATACTAGAAGGAGAGTATAAAGATTCATTAATATTCATGAATCAAGTAGTTAAGCAAGGTTTTCAAATTCATATAGTAAATGAATTTTTAAGAAGTTTAGAAACTGATATTGAAGTTGAATTTGAATCATACAGCCAATATGCACAACTCATAATGGATATAGCTGAGGAAATAGATGGAGAACTTGAATTTGCTATTGAATATGGTGAGAAGAAAGGTTTTAATACCTTTACAATAAAAGATATATTTGAAGTAGCTTAGAAATTTTATTACAGCTAGGTGTATACATGCATCTAGCTGTAATATTAAAAAGGTAGGTAATTAATATGAGAGTAAAAAGAAAAAATGGAACTTATAAGCCCAGGTAAAATTGTAAGATGTGTTTGGTGTGGAAAAAGATTTTACAAGTTAGATAACTCTAAAGTCATATATTGTAGTAGAAAATGTGCAGCAAAAGCGAGAGGGGTGTTCTAAATGATTTTTTATGATTTTGAAGTATTCTCTTATGACTGGTTAGTTGTATTTATAGATGTTTTAAATAAAAAAGAAGAAGTTATTGTAAATGATATAGATAAGTTAAATTCATTTTATATAGAGCATAGAGAAGATATTTTTATTGGTTACAACAGTAGACATTATGACCAATATATTTTTAAAGGATTATTATGTGGATTTAATGCAAAAGAAATAAATGATTATATTATTGTTAAAGGTCAACCTGGTTGGAAGTTTTCAAACTTATTAAGAAACATACAAATTAATAACTATGATGTTATGACTAGTTTTCATGGATTAAAACAATTAGAAGGTTTTCAAGGTCATAGTATAAAAGAATCTAATGTATCATTTAACATTGATAGACCATTAACTAATGATGAAATAGAAGAAACTATAAAATACTGTAGATATGATGTCGAACAAACTATAGATGTTTTTATTGAAAGAAAATCCGAATTTGAAGCACATATGGGATTAATTAAAGCTTTTAAACTTCCAGTATCATATATTGGTAAAACTCAAACACAACTAACAGCAATTATATTAGAAGCTACAAAGAAAGAACATGATGATGAATTTGACTTACAAATACCAGATACTCTAAAAATTGAGAAATATAAGGAAGTTTTAAGCTGGTATAAGAACCCACTAAATCATGACTATTCTAAAAATCTAAAAATTAATATTTCTAATGTACCTCACGTATTTGCTTGGGGTGGTGTTCATGGAGCAATAACAAAATACTATGGTGAAGGTTATTTTTTACATGTGGATGTTAATTCCTTCTATCCAAGTCTTATGATTAGATATAATTACCACTCAAGAAATATAAAAAATCCTCAAAAATACGTTGAAATTTATGACAAAAACTTACAGTTAAAAAAAGAAAAATCACCTCTAAGACCAGCCTACAAATTGGCAGTTAATAAGACTTATGGAGGAATGAAAGATAAAAACAATAATTTATATGACCCAAGACAGGCTAATAATGTATGTGTTAGTGGACAGCTGTTATTACTTGATTTAATAGAGAAGTTAGAAGGTTATTGTAAACTTATTCAGAGCAATACAGATGGATTAATTGTAAAGTTAAATACAATAGATGATTACGAATTAATAGATGATATATGTTATGAGTGGGAACAAAGGACAGGTATGGGTTTAGGTTTTGATGTATACACTAAAATATTTCAAAAGGATGTTAACAATTATTTAGTTATAACAGAAGATGGAGAAGTTGAAGCAAAAGGATTATATATCAAAGATTTAGGAAATCTAGACTATGATTTACCAATTATAAATAAAGCACTTAAAAATTATATGGTAAACAATACACCTATTGAAGAAACTATAAATAAATGTAATGATTTAATAGAGTTTCAAAAGATAGTAAAAATAAGTAGTAAATATTCACATGGTTTATATAGTCCAACTATAGAGGGAAAAACAAAAAAAGTATTTATTGGCGGTAAGATTTTAAATGATAAATGTTTTAGAGTATTTGCTTCAAAAAATAAAAATGATGGTGGTATTTATAAAGTCAAAAATAAAGAAAAAAATCCAGAAAAATTTGCTAATACTCCAGATAAATGTTTTATAGAAAATGGAAGTGTTATAGGTAAAAAAGTACCAAGAAAGCTAGATAAAACTTGGTATATAGATTTAGCAAATGAAAGACTCAAGCAGTTTGGGGTATTATTAAGTAATTGAGGTGGTGATTGGTGAGCTTTGACATATTTAAAGGATATATAATTACAAATAATAAAAAGGCAGCTGAGAAATTTAAAAATGTAAAAAAGTTAAAAACTTATGAACAGATTAAGAATTTACCAGAGTTTGCAGGCGTTTTAGCAGAAGAAACTGTGTTAGTTGATATTGATGATTTTGAAAGTAGTGAAATTCTATACAAAATAGTGCAAGATTTAAAGCTAAAATGTAGAGTTTACAAGACAACACGAGGTAAGCATTTTCTATTTAAAAATACTAGTTTAGAAAAGAATAGAACAAAATGTAGACTAGCTATAGGTTTAAATTCAGATATAAAATTAGGATGTAAAAATTCCTATTCAATTTTGAAGTTCAACAATATTGAAAGAGAAATTTTATACGATAGTAAAGAAATACAAGAAATACCAATGTATTTAACACCGATTAAAAACGGAATTGATTTTTTAAGTCTTGGAGAAGGAGATGGGAGAAATCAAGCATTATATAATTATATTTTAACTCTACAGAGTAATGATTTTACTGTTGAGGAAATAAGAGAAACAATAAGAGTTATTAATAAATATGTTTTAAAAACTCCATTACAGGATAATGAACTTGAAGTAATTTTGAGAGACGAATCCTTTCAAAAGAAGATATTTTTTAATTCAAAAGGTTCATTTTTATTTGATGAGTTTGCTAAATACATAAAAAATAATAATCATGTAATCAAGATAAATGACCAGTTACATTTATATAAGGATGGTATCTATGTAGATGGTCAAGCAAGAATAGAAGCAGAAATGATTAATAATATAAGCAATTTAAATAAGGCTAAGAGGAGTGAGGTGCTTAGTTATTTAAATTTATTAATAAGTGAGAACACAAGTATGTCAGAAGCTAATTTAATCGCTTTTAAGAATGGTATATATAACATAGTTGATGATTCTTTTATAGAATTTTCACCAGAATTTATTATAACAAATAAAGTTAACTGGAACTATAATCCAGGAGCATATTCAAAGTTAGTTGATAAAACTATGAATAAATTATCATGTGGAGATTTTGAAATTAGAATGTTACTTGAAGAAGTAGTGGGATACTGTTTTTATAGACGTAATGAGCTTAGAAAAGCTTTTATATTAACTGGAGATAAAGCAAATGGTAAATCTACCTATCTTGATATGATAAAGACATTATTAGGGGATGAAAATACATCAGCACTTGATTTAAAAGAATTAAGTGATAGATTTAAAACTGCTGAATTATTTGGAAAACTTGCAAATATAGGAGATGATATAGGAGATGAATTTATTGCTAATCCTGCTATATTTAAAAAGCTAGTAAGTGGCGATAGAGTAAATGTTGAAAGAAAAGGTCAGAATCCATTTGATTTTAACAACTATAGTAAGTTTTTATTTTCAGCTAACAACATACCTAGAATAAAAGATAAGACTGGAGCAGTACTTGATAGATTAATTATTATTCCTTTTAATGCTAGTTTTTCAGTAAATGATAAGGATTTTGACCCTTATATAAAGTACAAATTAAGAGAGCAAGAAGCTATAGAATATTTAATAAATCTAGGATTAGAAGGCTTAAAAAGAGTATTGAAGAATAGAAAATTTACAGTACCAGATAAGGTTAAAAAAGAAATACTTGAATATGAAGAAGTCAATAATCCTATTTTAGGATTTTTTAAAGAAGTTGATAAGATAGAAAATGAATCAACAAAAGAAATATATAGGAAATATCAAGAGTATTGTATATTAAATGGATTACAACCTATATCAAACATTGAGTTTTCAAGACAAGTAGTCAAAAAGTTTGGATATGAAGTAAAAGATAAAAGAATACAAGGTAAGAAATATAAAGTATTTACTAGAGCAGTCCCGGGATAGTCCCGGATGTAGTCCCTAGATGTAATATAGTAATTTCAACGTTGTCCCGGATGTCCCTAGATGTTTTTGACCTTTTATATATTTAACTAAAAAATCATCAATTTTTTGTGATGATTTTGCTCCCTTTATATAAAGAATATATATATAATAGTATGGGACTGAACAAATGTTATTGTCTGGATATATTGAAATAGCTAGACTTGGAGCAGTCCCGGATGTATTTTACATCTGGGACTATCTGGGACTGGGTTTAATTAAGAAGTTATACAATATAAAAATATTTAAAAAATAAGCTATATTTCATTAATAACTTAACAAAATAATTAAAAAGAAAATTCTGTTAATTTGCAAGGATGTGAAAATGAAGTGACAGACTATGAAAAATTAGAAGAATTGTTAAACTCATATAGTAATTTGGATATTGAAATTAGAGAAATAGAGTTAAAAGTAAGAGGGAGTAGTTTAAGAGGAATAGAATTAAATGGAATGCCTAAAGGAAATAATGTTTCTTCACCAATAGAAAATGAGTTAATATATGTTGAAAGATTGGAGAATGAGAAAATATATCTACAAATTAAAAAAGAATCGATTAATAATATGTTAAATTTATTAGATGATTTTGAGAAAAATCTAATAGAACTAAGGTATTTTAAAAAATTACAATATAAACAAATAAGTTATGAGTTAAATATAAGCGAATTATATGTAGGAAAAAAGAGAAAAAAAGCACTAGATAAAATACTTCCCTTTGCTAAAAAATATAATCTAATATGAAAGTCTTGTTTGTGTCCGATTTATGACCGATTAATGATTGATTTAGTATAGAAACATGTCACATCAATATACTATGAGATAAGATATAATGGTAGTATGAAACAAGTGTATAATATATCCCCTTGAAAAAGGCTAAGTTTACCCCAAACTTAGCCTTTTTTATATTTAAAACAAAGTGAGGTGGTGATGTGGCTAAATTAACTGAAAAACAAAAGAGGTTTTGTGATTACTACATTGAAACTGGCAATGCAACAGAAGCAGCAATAAGAGCAGGATATAGTGAAAAGACTGCTAAAGTAATAGGTGCTGAGAACTTAACAAAACCATACCTAAAAAGTTACATTGATGAAAGAATAGGTCAACTTGAGTCAAATAGGATAGCAGATGCAAAAGAAGTTATGGAGTATTTAACTAAGATAGTAAGGAATGAAGCAAAAGAGGAAGTGGTTGTAGTTTCTGAATATGGTCCAGAAATAATAAAAAAAGACGTAAGTATAAGAGATAGAAACAAAGCTGCTGAATTATTAGGTAAGAGGTATAGGTTGTTCACTGATAAGGTAGAAGTTGAAGGGACTGGTATAGTTCAAATAGTAGATGATATAGATGAATGAGATTAGATTAAAAAATATTATAGCTCCAAGCTTCTATAATGTACATAAACTTATTAAGCAAGATGTTTATACTCATTATTGGTTTAAAGGTGGGAGAGGTAGTACAAAATCATCTTTTATATCATTAGAAATTGTTTTAGGTATGATGAGAGATGCTCAACAAGGCAAATTAACAAATGCAGTTGTAATTAGAAGAGTTAAAGACACACTTAGAGGTTCTGTTTATGAACAGATACAGTGGGCTATTTACACATTAGGGGTTCAAAATGAATGGGAAATACCAGAATCTAAGCTTCAAATGACTTATAAACCAACAGGTCAAGTAATTTTATTTAAAGGAGCTGATAAACCTAAGAAATTAAAATCTACTAAAGTGTCTAAAGGTTATATAAAATATGTTTGGTATGAAGAAGTAGATGAATTTGAAGGTATGGATAAAATTAGGAATGTTAATCAATCTTTGCTTAGAGGTGGGAATACATATAATGTTTTTTACTCATTTAATCCACCAGAAAGTCAAAGAAATTGGACTAATATGGAGGTGATAGAAAAGAGAGAAGATAAATTTATTCATCATAGTAATTATTTATCTGTACCAAAAGAATGGTTAGGAGAACAATTTATAGTGGAGGCTGAACATCTTAAAAAAGTAAATCCTACTAAGTATGAGCATGATTATATGGGTGTTGTAACTGGTACAGGTGGAGAGGTATTTACTAATGTAACGGTAAGAGAAATATCAAATGAAGAGATAAATAGATTTGATAGAGTAAGAAGAGGTCTTGACTTTGGATATGCTAAAGACCCTTTATCTTATATTGTTATGAACTATGATAAAACAAGAAAAAGGTTATATATATTCTTTGAGCTTTATAAAGTAGCATTAGGAAATTCAAAAGCTGTTGAGCTTATTTTAAAAGAAAACACAAGCAATAAAAAAGTAATTGCAGATAGTGCAGAACCTAGAAGTATAAATGAGTTTAAAAAGCTAGGTTTAAAAATAATTGGTGCTAGAAAAGGTCCAGATAGTGTAGAACATGGAATCAAATTCTTAAGTGAGGAAGTAGAAGAAATAATAATAGACCCTATAAGATGTCCAAATGCTAAGAGAGAATTTTTAGGATATGAACTTGAAAAAGATAAAGAAGGTAATTTTAAAGATGAGTATCCAGATAAAAATAATCATACTATAGATGCTGTTAGATATGGTATGGAAGATGTAATGTTAAAACGAAAGGGATTATCAATACTTAAATAAAAGTGAGGTGAATAGATGAACATAGAAGTAGTTAAGAAGCTGATTAAAAAACATGTTCCCTATCATTCTGATGTAATATCTAAATCAATTATATCTGAAAGATACTATAAGAATAAAAATGATATATTATTTAAAACTTCTAATAGGGAAGAGGAAGAAACTGAAAATCCACTCAGAAATGCTGACAATAGAATATCAAGTAGTTTCTATAGCTTGTTAGTTAATCAAAAGGCATCATACTTATTTACTTATCCACCAACTTTTGATGTATCTAATAATAGAACAAATAAAGCTATTACAGAAGTTTTAGGTGATATCTATCCCAAAATATGCAAAGACTTATGTATAAATGCAAGTAATAGCGGAGTATCATGGTTACATCTATGGAAAGATAAAAACAGTAAGTTAAATTATGGTGTGGTTGACAGTAAACAAGTAATACCTTTATGGTCCTCTGATTTAAATAAAAAACTTATAGGGGTACTTAGAGTATATGATGAAATAGATGAAAATGGTGACAACTATATAATCTATGAATATTGGACAGATACAGAGTGCCAAGCATATAGAAAACTAGATGACTTAGATATAGATGAACTAGAAGTTTATAATATGTTCTCTATAACATATGGAAATGGAGATATATTAGACAATAGCAATACACTTAAACATGATTTTGGAGAATTACCATTCATTCCATTCTTTAATAATAATATAAAGACAAGTGATTTGGATACTGTAAAATCGTTAATTGATACTTACGACAAAGTTTTTAGTGGTTTTGTAAATGATTTAGAAGATATACAAGAGATTATATTTATTTTAACCAATTATGGAGGAACAGATTTAAAAAGCTTCTTGGAAGATATGAAGAAGTATAAAACTGTTGAGGTAGAAAGTAATGGGATGGATGATAAAAGCGGTTTAAGCACACTTACAATTGATATTCCAGTTGAAGCTAGAGAAAAGTTACTTATGATGACAAGAAAGGCTATATTTGAGCAAGGACAAGGTGTTGACCCACAACCAATTGACTTTGGTAATGCAAGTGGTGTAGCACTCAAATATTTATACTCACTTTTGGAACTTAAAGCAGGTCTTATGGAGACTGAGTTTAAATTGAGTTTTGGAAAACTAATAAGAATGATATGCAAGGTTTTGAATTTGGAATGTAATATAGTAAATCAAACATGGACAAGAAATGCTATTGCCAATGATTTAGAATTAGCAGAGATATGTGCAAAAAGCGTTGGTATTGTTTCTGATAAAACAGTATGTAAAAATAGTCCTATTGTAGAAGATGTAGAGTATGAAATAGCACAGATTAAGAAGGAAAAAGAAGAAGCTCAAAGAGAGTATGATGATTTGATACCGAATGATGGTGTTATAGATGAAACATAAAGATTATTGGAGGAAGAGATTTGAACAATTAGAAGAAGCTCAAAATAACAAAAGTATAAAATATTATCTTGAATTAGAAAAACAATATAAATTAGCTATGTCTAGTATAGAAAAAGATATATTAGCATGGTATAACAGATTTGCCAAAAATGAAGGAATATCTTTATTAGAAGCTAAGAAACTGCTGAATACAAGAGAACTAGAAGAGTTTAAGTGGAGTGTCGAAGAATATATTAAATATGGTAAAGAAAATGCTATAAATCAAAAGTGGATGAAAGAGTTAGAAAATGCTAGTGCAAGAGTTCATATAACAAGGCTTGAAGCTTTAAAGTTACAAATACAGCAACAAGTAGAAGTTCTCTATGGAAATGAACTTGATGGTATTGATAAACTAATGAGAGATATTTATACAAGTGGATATTATCATACAGCTTTTAATGTTCAACAAGGAGTAAACGTTGGTTGGAGTTTAATGAGTCTTGATACTAACAGAATAAATAAAGTTATCTCTAAACCATGGGCAACAGATGGATTAAACTTTAGTGAAAGAATTTGGGGTAAACATAGACCTGCTTTAATCAATGAGCTATATACTAAACTGACACAATCAATTATTAGGGGTGAGAATCCAAAGAACCTAGTAAATGACTTTGCTAAGAGATTTAATGTGTCTAAATCTCAAGCTAAGAATTTAATAATGACTGAATCAGCTTTCTTTGCATCAGCAAGTAGAAAAGATTGTTTCAATGATTTAGATGTAGAGAAATATGAGATTATTGCTACATTAGATTTAAGAACTTCAAATATATGTAGAGAGCTAGATGGAAAAGTATTTGATATGAAAGATTATCAAGTTGGAGTTACAGCTCCACCATTTCATTGTCGTTGTAGGACAACAACAGCTCCTTTTTTTAGTGATGAAGAAGGCTATAGAGCAGCAAGAGGAGAAGATGGAAAAACATATTATGTACCATCTAGTATGAAGTATAAAGAATGGTATGAGAAATATATTAATAAAAACATTAAGTTATCAGATAATGAACAACTTGCAATTAATAAATATGTAAGTAGTGATTCTTATAAAATTAATGAGAAACTTAGAAGAGGGTTATCATTAACAAGTGAAGATAAAAATTTTATAAGTAACTTAGATAGTGCATTAGATAAGATGCCTAATTATAAGGGAAATGTGAATAGGTCCTTGTATTTCTTTAATGAAAAAGAAAAAATAGACTTTTTAAATAAACATCAAATAGGTAAGGAAATAGTATATAATGAATATATATCTACATCCAGTAGAGGGGAATACAATCCAAGCGGTCAAGTTGAATTAAATATTATAAGCACAAATGGCAAGGATATAAGAAAATATAATCCTCAAGAAGCAGAGATTTTATTTAAAAGGAATAGTAAATTTATAACTACTGATAATTTTGAATATGATGGCAAACATTATATAACAATGAAAGAGGTGTAATATGAAAAAGGATAATGAAAAATTATTTTCAGCACCAAGATGGACAGAAATACCACAAGCTAAAGTGGTAGGGGAAAGAACATTAACAGAAGAAGAAGTGAAAGAAGCGCAAGAAATTAGAAAAAAAATAATTAAAAGAAAGATTAATAATAAAGGATAGAAGCACTTGCTAAATGATAAATTAGTAGGTGCTTTTATTATGTAAAAATTTATTGAGAGGGTGATTTGAAATGATTAAATTATATATTTTATCAATAATTGTATTTTGTACAGGGCTTTATTTATTTAAAATGAAGATTGATAGTAATGAGGAATTGATTAAGATTCTTAAAAATAAAAAAGTAAGAAGAAAGTGTAATTTTATTTTTATGGCTTTATTTCCACTACTTAATTTTATTTTAGGTGTGATATTTATCATATCTTCTTTACTAGTTAGCAATGAAGATATAATTAAAAATTTAAAGGGGGATAAGTAATATGGCTAAATTTGTGAAGAAACCAGTTGAAGTAGAAGCTTTTAAACTAGGTTATGATGTAGAACCGAAATGGTTTATTGAGAATGATAGAGTTTGTAATTTTATAAAAGAAAAATGCATTAATGGACATGTAAGTTGTGACTTAGAAACATTAGAAGGTACTATGAGAGCTAATAAAGGGGATTACATTATACAAGGTGTAAAAGGAGAAATATATCCATGTAAAGCAGATATATTTGAAATGACATATCAAAAAGTAGAATATAGAGGAAAAAATAAATTATCAACAGAGATGACTTTAGATTCAACAAACTTTCAAGAAAATATTAAAAATGCCACAAAGGAATTAGAGTTTTTTATAGAAACTTTAGAAAAAGCAGATGATAAAATTGATAAACTAGCAGAAAAAATGAATAAATGTGATTGTAAAGTTGATATAGATAAGATTGTAAAACAGTTAGGGGAATGCCTAAGAGAAAGTATTGAGTAGATTTTGGGGGGTGAAAATATGTTTAAAAAAGACACAAGAGGATATATAAAAAGACACATTGGAAAGCCAAATAAATCAAGTGTTAGAGATATTATATCAGTTCTTATTATAATTGTTGGGATAGCTTTAGGCTTTATTGTAGGTTTAAGTATAATTATAGCAAATGTATTAGATGTAGCTAATATGATAGATACTAATACTTTTACTTGTATGAAGCTTGTTTTTAATTTAGCAGGCATGATAGCAGGATATTTAGTAGGAAGAATAATCTGTTTTGTATTATCGCTAACAGGTATTTTTATTGGTAGTAAATAAGTTACTTAAAAGTCTTTTAAAAGGCTTTTTTATTATGTAAAAATGAAAGGAGATATTTAAAATATGGATTGGTTAAAAGAATTATTAGAAGGAATAAAAGTAGAAGATAACAAAATTGATGTAGCTTCTCTTCAAAAGTCTATAGAAAAGAAAATAAAAGAGACTACAGTTACTCAAGAAGATTATACAAATCTTGAAACACAGCTTAATACAGCTAATGAAACTATTAAAAAGTTTGAAGGAGGTATGACAAAAGAAGATGTAGAGAATCTAAAAGATAAACATAATAATGATTTAGAAAAGCTAAAAAAGGATATGGAAATCTCAAAAAAAGAATATGAATTGAAAGGCAAATTAAAAGATTTAGGTGTTGTAGATGCTGATTATATAATTTATAAACAAGGAGGAACTGAAAAGTTTAATTTTGATAATGAAGGAAAAGTAATTGGTTTAGAAGACACAATAAAAGTTTATAAGGAAAACTCTCCACATTTATTTACTGGTGGTAAACCAAATTATATTCCTAAAGGTGGAGATGATTATAAAGGTTCTAATCCTTGGTTAGAAAAAAGTTTTAATTTAACAGAGCAAAGCAAAATATATAATGATAACCCAGCTCTAGCAAAAGAATTAATGACTGCTGCTGGTAAATAACATAAAGGAGGTAAATATGAATAAAAATAAAAGTCTAAAAATGAATATACAATTATTAGCTGGGAATGAAGGAGGAACAAAGCTAAGTGATATAATTGTTCCAAGCTTGTTTAATCCATATGTAATAAATAGAACAATGGAAAAAAGTGCATTATTACAAAGTGGAATTATAACTAATAACTCTGAGTTTGATAAATTAGCTTCTCAAGCAAGTCCACTTGTAAATATGCCATTCTTTGAGGATTTAACAGGTGAATCAGAACAAATAATTGAAGATGTTGATTTGCAAAATAATAAAATAACTTCAAATGCAGATGTCGCAGTAATTATGAGAAGAGCAAAAATGTGGAGTGCTACAGATTTGAGTGCTGCTTTAGCAGGAAAAGACCCAGCAGGTGCTATTGCTGAATTAGTATCTGGTTTCTGGGCTAGAGATATGCAAAAAGAACTAATTGCTATTCTTAAAGGAGTATTTGGAACTACTAAGGCAGTTGGAGAAACAGTAGCAGAAACTAGGTTAGCATCAAATATACTAGATATTTCTTCAAGTTCTGGTAATGCTGCAAAATGGAGTGGTTCAGCGTTTATTGATGCACAACAAAAGTTAGGTGATGCAAAAGAAACTTTAACAGCAGTTGCAGTACACAGTGCTGTTGAAGCTGAACTAAGAAAACAAAATTTAATTGAAACTGTTCAACCTTCTAATAGTGGTCCAATATATTTTTATCAAAATAAAAGGGTTATAATTGATGATGGTTGTCCTTATGAAGGAAGCGGTTCTAATATAGTATTTACTTCGTATTTATTTGGTGAAGGTGCAATAGCTTTAGGAAATGGTAATCCAGTAGGATTTGTAGCTACAGAAATAGACAGAGATAAGAAAAAAGGTTCTGGTGTTGATTATATTATAAATAGAAAGACTTTTATCATGCACCCTAGAGGAGTTAAGTTTACAAATGAAAATATGGCTAAAACAGAAGGTCCTTCAAGAGCTGAACTATCAGATGCAACTAATTGGAAACCTGTTTATGAACCTAAACAAATTAGAATGGTAGCTTTTAGACATAAGATATAGATATGGAATATAAAATAATAAAAATTAAAAGACTCTTAGGGTTAAATGAGAGTGATAGTTCTAAAGATACAATACTAGAGTTTATACTAGAAGATGTAGAAGAAATAGTCAAAAACTATTGTAATGTACCTACTATACCAGAACAATTAAATAGTACTATTTTAAGAATGGCTATAGAAATGTATAAAAATGAGAGTCTAGGAAGCGAAGATGTTGCACTAGGCTCTATTTCTTCTATATCAGAAGGTGACACATCTATTTCATATAGAAGTTCAGCTAGTGAATTTAAGGAATCTTTACTTAAAGATTATAAAGCACAACTAAATAGATACAGAAAAATTAGGTGGAAATAATGATGGATAAGACTAGAAAAGCAATAGAAATGTTATATAGAGATAAATGTACTATAGTTGAGTATCAGCCAATCAAAGACCCTGTAACAAAACGAACTAACAATAAAGAAGTGATTGTATTAGAAAATCAACCATGTAAACTTTCATGTAAAAATATAGTTTCTGCTACAGAAGGGAAAGTAGCTAAGCTAGAGCAAACTATTAAACTCTTTATATCTCCAGATATAGAAATTAAAGCAGGTTCAAAACTTATTATAAATGATAAAGAGTATGTAAGAAGTGGAGAATCAGCTATATATCCAAATCATCAAGAAATAATACTTGAGTTATTTAAGGATAAAGCATAATGGCTAGATGGGGCAGTGTTGATTTTAGAGAGTTTAAAAGAGTTTGTAAAAAGATGGAGGAGCTTACAAAGATTGATTTAGATAAGTTTTGCAAGGATGCAGCAAGAGAATTAGCAGCACGATTACTTGGGAAAGTAATTAGAAGAACACCAGTTGATACAGGATTCTTACGACAAGGATGGAATGGAGTGGCTTATGCTAGGTCGCTTCCTGTGTATAAACAAGGAAATAATTATATTATAGAGGTTGTTAATCCGACCACATATGCAAGTTATGTTGAATATGGCCATAGAACTAAAGATGGAAAAGGTTGGGTTAAAGGACAACATTTCTTAACAATTTCAGAGATGGAACTACAAAGCCAAGTTGATAAGATTATAGAGAAAAAACTATTAATATTGCTTAAAGGAGTATTTGATGCTTAATAATATAATTGATGGAATATCTATTAAATTAGATAAAACATTTGGAGAGAGTTATACAATTTATAGTGAAGATGTGGAGCAAGGTATAAATGAACCTTGTTTTTTTATTGTTCCTTTAAATCCAAGCAAAGTATCCTATCTAAGTGGCAGGACATTAAAAAAGAACTCTTTTGATGTACATTATTTTCCTAAAAGTAATGATAAATCATTTGAAATAAATGAGATAGCTGAGATGTTACTGGAGGAATTAGAGTATATAGAAATTGATGGAGACTTAGTCAGAGGTACAAATATGAACTTTGAAATTATAGATAATGTTCTTCATTTCTTTGTTGATTATAACTACTTTACTATAAAAAGTAATGACACAGATAAGATGGATACAGTAGAGTTATTCGGTGGTTTGAAGAGAGGTGATAATTTTGAGTAAAACATTAAGCAAAGAAGATAACTACAAGTTTACTAAGGAGCAGATAGTTAACTCTAAGAAGTATGTAAATAGAAAAGATTTATTAAATGCAATTTTAAAAGAAAATGATTTATATTCCTTCTCAGAGGTAGAGGATAGAATAAATAAATTTATGAAAGGAGTGAGTTAGATGGCTTTAGGTGGAGGAACATTTGTAACACAAAATAAGGTCCTACCTGGTGCATATATAAATTTTGTAAGTGCTACAAGGGCAACCAGTTCATTATCGGATAGAGGTATTGTTGCAATACCTTTAGAGTTAGATTGGGGCATAGATAAAGACGTATTTCAAGTAACCAGTGATGATTTTGAGAAGTATTCAGTGAAGTATTTTGGATATGATTATACTCATGAGAAGCTGAAAGGTTTGAGAGATTTATTCAAAAATATAAGGTTGGGATATTTTTATAAATTAAATAAAGGCGTTAAAGCCAGTTGTACTATAGCCACAGCAAAATATAGTGGTATCAGAGGAAATGACTTAAAAGTAACAGTTACAACAAATATAGATGATAACACTAAATTTGATGTTGTAACACTTTTAGATAATAAGAAGGTAGATACTCAAATAGCAAAGGTTATTACAGACTTACAAGACAATGACTATATCACTTGGAAGAAGGATGCAACACTAGAAGCAAGTGCAGGACTTGTATTTACTGGTGGAACTAATGGCGAAGCTGTGACAGGAGCAGAGTACCAAGCTTTCTTGGATAAAATAGAAAGCTATAGCTTTAATGCTTTAGGATGTTTGGCTACAACAACAGAAATTAAAAGTTTATTTGTAGAATTTACAAAGAGAATGAGAGATAAGGTAGGAGCTAAGTTTCAAACAGTACTATATAAGAAAAGTGATGCAGATTATGAAGGTGTAGTGTCTGTAGAAAATAAGATTAAAGATAAAGATTTAGTTGAATCTAGTTTAATTTATTGGGCGGCTGGAGCTATAGCAGGATGCGATATAAATAAATCTAATACTAATAAAAAGTATGATGGTGAGTTTGATGTTGATGTTAATTATACACAAATACAACTTGAAGAAGCTTTAAAAACTGGTAAATTTATATTCCACAAGGTGGGAGATGAAGTTCATGTGTTAGAGGATATAAATACTTTTGTATCATTTACAGATGATAAAAATGACGATTTTTCAAGTAACCAAAGTGTTAGAGTACTTGACCAAATTGCTAATGATATTGCAACTTTATTTAATGAAAAGTATTTAGGTAAAGTTCCGAATGATAAGGCAGGAAGAATAAGTTTCTGGAATGATGTTGTTAAACACCATAAAGAATTAGAGAATATAAGGGCAATAGAAGATTTTAAAACTGATGATGTTAGTGTAGAGCTTGGAAATGATAAGAAAACTGTCATAGTATCTGATGCTGTTAAGGTTATAAATGCTATGAGTAAGCTTTATATGACAGTTTCAGTTAGTTAGAGAGGGGAGTGATAATATGGCTCAAACAATAAATGCTAAAGATACAGTTAGTGCAAAGAAAGCTGAATGTTTTATAACTATAGAAGGCAAAAGATATAATTTTATGCAAGCTATAGATTTAGAGGCTAAAATGGAAAAAAATAAAAGTGAAGTTCCAATTCTAGGAAGAACAACAAAGGGAAATAAAACAACTGGGAGTACAAATACTGGAAGTGCAACATTTCATTATAATACTTCTATTTTTAGAGAATTACTTTACAGATATAAAGAAACTGGTGAGGATATTTATTTTGACATACAAGTTACAAATGAAGACCCTACATCTGCTGTAGGAAGACAGACAGTAGTACTTAAAGATTGTAATATGGACAGTGGAATAATTACTAAATTTGATGCTGATGGTGAGTATTTAGATGAAGATATGGATTTCACTTTTGAGGATTGGGAATTAGTAGAAAAATTTAATTTATTGGCAGGAATGGAGTAAAATACACATTTATAAATTATATATGTGTATTTTTTATATGAAAAATTAAAATAAAAGGAGATTAGAATAATATGAGTAATTTAAGTGCTTTTTTAAGTCAAAATGCAATAAAGGTTGATAATGTAAAATATGTAGCGAGTAACAGATTTTTAGATAAAGAAGGGAAACCAGTTGAATGGGAATTAAAAGTTTTATCATCTGAAGAAGACGAAGCACTAAGAAGAAAGTGTACTAAAAGAGTAAAAGTGATTGGTAACAATGGTAAGCATACTGGACAATATACAAGTGAAATTGACTACAATAGTTATGTAGCTGAATTATGTGTAGCATCTACAGTATTTCCAGATTTAAAGGATGCCGAACTCCAAAATAGTTATGGAGTAATGGGAGAAGCTCAGTTATTAAAGACAATGCTTACAGCAGGTGAGTATGTCAATTATACAGTAAAAGTGAATGAAGTCAATGGATTTGATACATCTTTTGAGGATAAAGTAGAAGAAGCAAAAAACTAATCAGAGGTGGCGATTTTGATGCTAGCATCACTCATTATTGTATTCAAAAATTAAAGTGGAAGCCAAGTGAATATATGAATTTAGAAGTTAATGAGAGAGCGTTAGCAGCCGCCTCAATACTTATAAAGATAGAAGATGAAGAGGAAGCAATGAAAGAAGCTGAAAGAGAGAGAAAGAGGGGACGAAGAAGATAGCAAAATAAAAAAATAAATATAGAATAGGTAAAATATGTAATAATTATATGTTATAATATTTTTAGCAAGAAGATGTAATCTACAATTTATAGAGTGGAGTTCATACTGAGATAAAACCTACTTCCTAATGAAAGGAGGTGGGAAGTATGAATAACTTTTTACTTAATGTAATAGCTGGCGTTATTGCTAGTTTAATATTTTGCTTAATTTGTAAAGTATTTCTAAAAGTAAAAAGCCACTCAACTCGTGGCAAGAGTAAAAGTGGCTGGGAATTTGATTTTAAAATCAAGTTCCATAAGTTCAAATAGATTCATTTAATTATGAACTTCACTCTACCGCAAAATAGATTGTAGTTCTTCTTGCTTTTATTATACCACAAATTAGAAAAAATATTGTTTATATAAAATAAAAAATAAAAATTTTTATTAAAAAATTGAAAACTTGATTATAAAGCAATTAATTTATAAAATATATATAAATAAGTAGGTATTTATTTACTTGAATTTCATTGTTTATATAAAAAAAATGGAAAAATATGTAATAATTATATGTTATAATAATTGTAGCAAGGATAATAATCGAAAGTGCGAAGGGTGATTATTTTCATATTAAACGCCAAATTCCAAATAAGGAAGGAGGTGAAATTATATGATAGTTTTTTTATTAAGCATACTAGCTGGTGTTATATCAGCTTATATTTATGACAAAATAAAAAATCACCCAGACGCCAATAAGGGTGATTTAAAAAAATAATTCTTTAAATCAATTTTGATGGAAATAGCTACTCTTGTATAAAGTAAATTATTTCCTTGCTTTTATTATACCACAAATTGGTACAGATATTCAAAAATAATATTTTTATGATATAATAAAAATGTAGAGATTTTGCAGTGAGCAATATTTGCGATAAATTGAAGTTTAACAATTGGAATACAAGGTATTGAGGGTGTGTGATAAATGTTATCAATTGCACTACTCATGGTTCACTGCAAATTTGAGAGAGGTGTGTATGTGTAGATATTGGAAATACTAAGTTTATTTTGGGGTTTTAGATTAACTATATGGAATGTAAATTAAAAAATACAAAGAAGAATTGTACAATGAATTTTCTGTTTTAGATTAACTATATGGAATGTAAATGTTGCATTTGTATATCCTGTACCATCACCAATTATTGTTTTAGATTAACTATATGGAATGTAAATTTCGCAACTTATGATGGTGAAATGATTACATTAACAGGTTTTATATTAACTATGTGGTATGTAAAGATTACTCTAAAAGTCTTTTTATCATTTTCTACCTCAATTTTATATTAACTATGTGGTATGTAAATAAAGCAAAAGATAGGAATGATAATTTTAAAACTCCAAACTTTTATATTAACAATGTGGAGAAAAACTAAATAGAAGAAAGAAGCACTTATTTTTGGTAGGTGCTTTTATTTTGCTCAAAATATTTTAAATCAATAGACTAAGTTCTTATTTTTAGATAGAATTATATTTGAATAAAGAATTTAATAGGGGAGAGTTCATTATGTGGGGAAAATTTAAAAAATTAAGTTTGTTGAAGAAAATTTTAGTGATATTTTTAATATACTTTGTTGTATTTACAGTATCAATGATGATTCATCAAGCGATACGAGATTCAAAAAATAGAGATGAAGTAAATGAAGGAAATATTACAAAAGAAAATATAATTAGCGAAAGAGAAAAAGAAGATATTTATAAACAAGAGATGCAAGCAAAAGTAGACTCTATGATACCAGAAGACTTAAAAGATAAAACAACATATTATGTTAACATATTAAACCCAACAAAAGGTGAGGGATATATAGTTAGTATTCAAGTGGAAAATTCTAGGTTTAATGATGAAAATGAGTGTAGAAACTTTACTAAAGAATTTGTAAACAATATAAAAGATATGAATGATATCCATTCAGTGAGAATAAGCTTTATTGTTGATGTGACACTCACTTATAATGTATTTTTAGATGATTGGAATAATATAAAAAATAATGTAAATTTAATTGATGATTTGGATTTCTCGTCTGGAAATTAGGTGAATACTTTATTTTAAAATTAAATCTGTTATATAGAAAGCACTTACTTTTTGGTAGGTGCTTTTGTTTTGCTCAAAATTGGTCGGTTGAGTAAAATAATTAGAAAAAATTAGTAAAAAACTCTTGAATTATTGTACGTACTATATTATAATTTAAGTACGGACAATAAAAAGAGAGGTGATAAGATGTCCAATAAATTAGGCAGACCACCAAAAGAAAATTCCAAAAAATTAAGATTTGAAGTTAGACTTAACCAAGAACAAGCAGATATATTAAATGAGTGTGCTGAAAATCTTAAAATATCTAAAACAGATGTTGTAATTAGAGGAATTGAATTGGTGAAAGAGAAGATTGACAAAAACAAATAAAAAACAGCCGCTGCACCGACCAAAGCACTTGCGACTGTTTCCCAAAGAAGTTACCTTCTATGAAATATATTCTATCATAGTAAGGTACTTCTTACAATCAAATTTAAGGAGGAATTTATTATGAATGAATTAATGAATTTTGAAGGAAAAGATATAGAGGTATTCGAATTTGAAGGGCAAATTTTATTTAATCCAAAGCATGTGGCAGAGTGTTTAGATATTTCAGATGTGAACAGTAGTATTAGAAAATTTAATGATAATCAAGTAGTTAAGTTGACTAATTCTAAAATGCATAATATGCAGTTTAGAAAATTGCATAATACAGGAGAAAATTTTCTAACTGAAAGTGGTGTTTATAAACTTATATTTAAATCTAAAAAAGAAGAAGCTGAGAGATTTCAAGATTGGATAAGTGATGAAGTACTTCCAGCCATTCGACAAACTGGTGCATACATAACAAATAATGCTGACCCCGAAAAACTAAGAGAAAAAGCAAGTGAGATTGAAAAATTACAACTGGCTTATAACAGCACATCTATGTTAAAAGAACTATTGGATGGTGCAGGTTTTGACAATAAATCTAAGTTACTTACAGCTAAAACATTATATAAAAAGGCAGGAATTGATTTGCCAATAGAGATAAACGAAGAAGAACATTATTTTGACACAAAACAAATAGCATCTAAGTTAAAACTATATTCTAAGAGTAATAAACCAGCTCAGATGGCTGTTTGTGAGATTATTAAAAAGATTGATTTAGAAGATAGTGAAGTTAAGGGAGTTTGGGAGACTAATGGAAGTTGGACTGGTACTGTAAATAAGTATACAGAAAGTGTAATAGATAAAATAAGAAATTGGATAGAGGAGAATAATAGACCTACCAAGATTGCAGGTGAGAAGAAGAATTATCATGTGGTTTATAAAATTGAGTAAATTTATCAGTTGTATTAAATATTTTAGTTTAGTTTTGGGGGGATTAATACAATGCATGAGAATTTACTTGATATAGATAGAATAGAACTTATCAAAGAACTTGGAAATATCTTTGAAAAAATGAAAAATGAAAATCCAGATGAATTTTATAGATTTGTAAGTTTAGTGAAAGAAGAATGTAGGAAAAAAAGAGAAAAATAAATAGACAAATAAAGCACTTGAATATTTTACTGTTTCAAGTGCTTTATGTAGTAAAAAATGATATAATATAGGTAGGAGTTATATTAACTAAGTGGTATGTAAATGCTGTATCCTTTGCCCCTTTTGCTGCGTCACTCAAGGTTTTTATATTAACAATGTGGTATGTAAAGTCGTTTATCATTGCTAGCCTCGCATTCGTACTGGTCAATTTTATATTAACTAAGTGGTATGTAAAGATTCGCGATACTATTTGTGCAGTATCTAAGTAGGATGGTTTTATATTAACTAAGTGGTATGTAAATCATTCACTACAAAATATATATTCTAATGTATCATTCGTTTTAGATTAACTATATGGAATGTAAATAATATAGTGACCACTTTTAGCTTTTTTGTTAGTGTTCGTTTTAGATTAACTATATGGAATGTAAATTCATCATTCACTTTTGCAACATGTATGTTTTTAAGACCAGGTTTTAGATTAACTATATGGAATGTAAATTATTTTACAGATGAACAATTACAGTTACTTCTTGAATGTTTTATATTAACTAAGTGGTATGTAAATGTAACTCTTGTTGTTCTATAGGTAAATACACCTGTGTTTTATATTAACTATGTGGTATGTAAATGTACTAGAAAATGCACTACCTGCATTCATTCCTATACGGTTTTATATTAACTATGTGGTATGTAAATTAGTTAGTCCCATATCGTTATGGTACTGCATTAACGCGTTTTATATTAACTAAGTGGTATGTAAATATATTGAGCTTCATTTTTGGGGTAGAATCTAGTGTATGGTTTTATATTAACTATGTGGTATGTAAATGTACAAATGCACGATTAGCAATGATAAATGATGCTCGTTTTATATTAACTATGTGGACTTAAAATTAAAAATAATTCAAAAACACTTACAAATGAGTAAGTGTTTTTTTTTATGAAAGGAGGTGATAATAATGTAAAAATTTTACGTATATAGTATAATAGTGCTATAAAATAAGTATTATGTGAGGTGATTGTTGTGTTTTGTTCAAATTGTGGTTATGAGATAACTGGTGCAGGCAAATTTTGCTCAAATTGCGGAACAGCTACATTAGCAGATAAAGTTAACAATGATGATTTATTTATAAATGTTCATGGAAAAGAATTAAATCTGACTAATATTTATAAAGAAACTAAAGGAGATAAAATCTTAGCAATTGATATTGCAATGAAGTTACTAGGGCTGGACATAAAAGAGTGTAAAAATATTATATATCCAGCTTTTAAAGAATTAAGTGAAAAAATAAATATCGAAGAGGAAAAAGAGATATTGAGGGAAGAGGAGTATAAACAAACTAATGTACTTGAAGATGATGTTGCTCGTTGCCCTAGGTGTGGCTCTGTTTCATTGTCTGCTCATAAGAAAGGTTTTGGCATAGGAAAAGCTGTAGCAGGGGCTACTATAGCAGGAGGCATTGGTTTAGTAGCTGGAAATTTAGGAGCAAAGAAAGTTAGAGTTACATGTTTGAGCTGTGGTAAACAGTTTTGGGCATAAATAATAAACACTTACTAATGTAGGTGTTTTTTTATATGGAAATTTATGAAAGGAGAGTGAGGAAATGGCTACAATACAAACTTCAATAAAGATTTTCGACGGAATGACACCAGCATTTCGTAATATGACTAATTCTATTAATACAACAATTAATAGTTTAGAGAGATTGCAAGGCAGATTGAATAATCCACTCAATGCAGGTAATATACAAGCTTCTCAACAAAGTTTGAATAACATAGAAAGTATTCTCACAAGGATAGAACAGAAAATTGGAAGAAATACAAATGAGCAGGAAAACTTTAATAATAAAATAAGGCAAGGTAGTGAAGCAGGTTCTCTATTAGTGTCTAAATTAAAAAGTATTGCTGGGATATACATTGGAATAAAAGGAATAGAAAGTATTACAAAAGCAGCAGATACAATTGCAAGTACAAAAGCACGTTTAAATCTAATGAATGATGGCTTACAGACAACAGACCAGCTTAATAAAATGATTTATTTGTCAGCCCAAAGTGCAAGAGCTAGTTATGCAGATACAGCAGCACAGATTGCTAAACTTGGAATACTTGCAGGAGATGCTTTTGGAAGTTCAGCAGAGGTGATAAAGTTTACAGAACTTATGAATAAAGCTTTTGTAATTGGAGGAACATCAGCAAATGAAGCTAGTGCAGCAATGTATCAATTAACACAAGCCATGGGTGCAGGAAAACTTCAAGGTGATGAGTTCCGTTCCATAATGGAAAATGCACCCTTATTAGCCACTAAAATAGCTGATGCAATGGGAAAAACTAAAGACCAATTGAAGGAATTATCAAGTAGCGGAGCAATAACAGCAGATGTTATAAGAAATGCACTGTTTAAAGCTTCTGATGAGATAGAAAAGAAATTTGCAAGTATGCCAATCACTTTTTCTCAAGCTCTCACAATGATGAAAAATGATGCTTATATGATATTTTCTGAGACTCTCAGTAAGATAAGCGGAGCTTTGCAAAGTGTACGTTTTAGTGAGATTGTTGTATCTATGCGGAATGTTATGATTGCAATATCTTCAAACATTTATGATACATTAAATATTATAAAAAATATATTAAATAGTGATTTTTTTTCAGATTTTGTACAAGGAATTACAACAGGAACTGTACTGATAATACAAGGATTGGGATGGATTACTAATGCTGCACTAAATGTTGCTAATGTCTTTGCTCAAAATTGGAGTATTATTGCACCTGCTGTTTATGGAGTTGTCGCAGCTATTGCAATATATAAAGGAATTTTACTTGCAAGTGCAATTGTAACTGGAGTATCATCTTTTGTAAATGCCCTGTATGCTTTAGGGGCATATAAAGCTTGTGCAGCATTGGCAGCACAAGAATTAGCTTTATTTGGTAAAATATCTGCACAAACTATAGAAGCGATGGTAACAGCCCAGGCAACAGCAGCACAATATGGCCTAAATGCAGCGTTGTATGCTTGCCCGCTCGTGTGGATAGTTCTTGGATTTATAGCAGTAATAGCTGTAATATTTATGGTAGTAGCGGCAATAAATAAATTTGCAGGTACGTCTTTGACTGTTCTAGGGGTGATTGTAGGTGCAGTATTTGCAGCAGTTGCAACAATACAAAATATAATGATATGGCTATTTAATAGATGTGTAGATGTAAATGAAGGAATTGCGAATGGATGGAATCAGTGTGTATATTTGATGAAACAAGCAATTGCAAAAGGTGTAATTTTTATAATTGAGAAAATGGCATCATTGAATGATTCTGTAAATAATGCAGGAAACGCACTTGGTAAGGCTTTTGTGGATGGAGCAAATATAGCAATAAGAGGGGTAAATAAGTTAATTGACCTAATAAATAAAATACCAGGGATAAATATTGGTAAAGTAGGAGAGGCAACGTTTACGCCAGTTAAGGCAGATAATAGTTACATCAAACAACAGATTGATAGCTTAAACAGATGGGTAGGAGACGCACCAGAGAAAGTAAAATTGGAGCGAATGGGATACAAAGATATTGGAGCAGAATTTCAAAAAGGAAATGCACTTGGAACTAAATGGCAAAATGCTATATCTAATAAATTAAAAGATACTTTTGACATTAATAAGATGCTAGAAGATGCAAAAGATAAGCTAGGATTAAAAGATTTGTGGGATAAAGACAATCCACTTAATAATCTTGGAGGATTTGGTGGAGATTTAGGAAAAAATGTAAAGGACACGGCGGGAAATACTGCCAAAATGGCTAAAACAATGGATAAAAGTCAAGAAGACTTAAAATATCTTAGAGATATTGCAGAGCAAGAAACAATAAATAGATTCACAGGAGTAAACATTAAAATTGACATGAACAATACAAACAACATAAATAGTGAGGCAGATGTAGATGGAATAGTAAATGTACTAACAGAAAAATTAAACGACGCTATGGTTGTATCAGCTGAGGGAATAGTTTAGAGAGGAGGGATATAAATGGCTTATGACTTTTATTTAGATGGAGTACAATTACCAATACCTCCGCCAAAGTTAGAGATTAAAGTTACAAATAAAAACAAGACAGTTGATTTAATAAATGTTGGAGAAGTAAATATATTAAAAAAAGAAGGATTATCTGAAATAAGTTTTGAAGCAGAATTTACACATAATAAATTACCTTTTTGTAGAGGTCAATTTAGAGATGTTCAATTCTTTTTAAGTAAACTAGAATTACTAAAAACTGATTGTAAGCCATTTCAATTTATTGTATCGAGGGAATTAGGTAATAAAGTACTATTTAACACTAATATGAAAGTATCTCTTGAGGAATATAACATAGTAGAAGATGCAGAAAATGGCTCAGATACAAAAGTTGCAATAAAGTTAAAGCAATATAGAGATTACTCAACTAAAAAGTTAGTTCCTGCAACTCCTGAAAAGACAAACTATGGTAGGACTCCCCCTCCAGTCATGAAACCAAAAGAATTTAGACCAGATTCATCCAATAAGCCAAATGGTAAAACATATACAGTAAAAGCAGGGGATAGCCTTTGGTTAATCTGCAAGAAGCAACTTGGTAATGGTTCATTATATAAGAAAGTATACGAACTAAATAAATCTATGATGGATAAGGCAAATAAGGGCAAAAACTTAAGTAAATACACTATTTACAAAGGGCAGGTGTTAAAACTTGGCTGATGATTTAGTTCTGGCGAATGATAGAGATGTAAGATTAATCATAGCACATTGGGAAGATTTCTATGAACCTGCTGTCATTGATGGTATCACATGGGAAATAGAGAGACGAGGAACACCATCTAAGCTTGAATTTACAATAGTCATGGATGATATATTAGAGTTTTGTGAAGGTAACTCTGTAAGACTATATTACAAAGGTGTAGGTATATTCTATGGATATATATTTCAGAAGAAAAGAGATAAAGAAAATCACATTAAAATTGTTGCTTACGACCAGTTAAGATATTTTAAGAACAAAGATACTTATGTGTATAGCAATAAAACAGCAAGTGAACTTGTAAAAATGTTGGCTAAAGATTTTAATTTAAAATACAATGTCATAGAAGATACTAAGTATAAACTATCTAGAGTCGAAGAAAATAAAACACTCTTTGACATGATACTAACAGCACTAGATGATACTCTAAGAGAGAAAAAAGAAATGTATGTGTTATATGATGATTTTGGAAGAATAACATTAAAGAATGTTGCATCAATGAAATTAGATACTGTTATGAACAATGATGTAATAGAAGATTTTGACTATAATTCATCAATAGATAGTGATACTTACACAAAGATTAAACTTGTGAGAGATAATGAAGAAACAGGAAAAAGAGATGTGTATATTGCTCAAGACTCAACGCATATGAGGAGTTGGGGAATACTTCAAATGTTTGATACAGTAGACAAAAACATGAGTGAAGCAGAGATAAAACAAAAGTGTGATATACTTCTAAAACTATATAATAAGAAAACTAAGTCATTAAGTTTAAAAAATGTACTTGGTGATATTAGAGTGAGAGCAGGTTGTTTAGTACCTGTTTTTTTAGATTTGGGAGATATTGAATTACAAAATTATATGTTAGTTGAGAAAGTAAAACATACATTTGAAAATAATTCGCACTTTATGGATTTGACCCTTGTTGATGGAGACGAATTTGCTTCATATTCTTCAAGCTCATATAGTAGTGGAAATACTAATAATAAAGATGAAAAGAAAAATGGTCCTGCACAAAGTATTACGAAAAAAAATACAGGTAAAAAAGTTCCTGCTATATTTACTGCATATTATCCAGGGAACAATGCAATGGAAGGCGGAAAAACAGATTGCAATGGAAAGCCACTTGATGTAAAATCAAGAACTGTTGCTGGTCCAATGAATCGAGAAGGAGTTAAGAAAACTTGGTATACTGATGATTTTCTAAAGAAACATCCAGTTTTTGAATATGGAGATAAAGTAAAAATTATACTTCCTGGTACTGCCTATGACAACAAAGTATATACAGTTAAAGATAATGGAGGAAGAATATATGTTGAAACAAACGGAACATATCATATAGATATACTATTAGCTAATGCTAGTGAATGTAAAAAATTTGGTAGAAAGAATGGCTATATAATTATAGGTGGAGATGAAGAACAAACATATCAAGTTGAAGGTAATAACCAAAGTAGTACAAATAATAACTCTAAAGAAGATAAATTAATTAGTATAGCAAAAAGTAAACTGGGTTGTAATTATGTGTATGGAGCAGAAGGTCCTAATAATTTTGATTGCAGTGGGTTTACTCAATGGTGTTATAAACAAATAGGTATAAAAATTCCTCGTACCGCTTCTGCACAAAGTAAAGCAGGAAAAGCAGTAGATTTAAAAGATAGAAGCAAGTGGAAAGCAGGAGACTTATTATGTAGAATTGGTGGAGGAAGTAGTAATCATGTTGTAATGTATATTGGAAACAATCAAATAATTCATTCACCACAAACAGGAGATGTGGTAAAAATAGAGTCTGTTAATTCTTATAGAAAAGGAAAAGCATACACACATGTGAGAAGATTTATATAAGTGAGGTGACAATATGAGCCAAGATTTATTACAGATAATAAAAAAAGCTGCAATGGATGCAGTAGAAACAAGCAACCCAATGAGGGTTGTATTTGGAACAATAGAAAGTATTAATCCTCTAAGAGTTAAGATAGAACAAAAACTATCTATTGGTGAAATTTTTCTAATACAAACAGATACATTTAAAAGATATACAGATAAAAAAATAGGAGATAAAGTAGTCTTAATTCGTATGCAAGGAGGACAACAATATTTAGTATTGGATAGGATGTGATGAAGTGTTACCAAGCGATAATTTAGATTATGACATTGAAGATGTATCAATAATTAATTTTGATGTAAGGCAAGAACCAAGTAAGACCTTTAAATTAAATATAGAAAAATCTAAGATAGATGGTATTTGTGATGATGTTGAAGCATTAAAACAAACCATCTTTTTAATTTTAAACACAGAGAGATACCAACATCTAATATATAGTTGGAATTATGGAGTCGAGTTGAACGACCTTATTGGAGAGCCTATATCCTTTGTAATCCCCGAACTTGAAAGACGAATCAAAGAAGCACTAATTCAAGATGATAGGGTTGAAAATGTAGATAATTTTGAGTTTCAAAATGTAAAGGGTAAAGTACATTGTAAGTTCACAGTTTACAGTAAATATGGAAATATAAAAGCAGAGAAGGTGGTGAGTGTATAATTGTTTGAGTTAATGACATTTGAAAATATAATTAAAAGAATGTTAGATAGTGTACCAGATACTTTTGATAAAAGGGAAGGTTCTATAATATATAATGCTCTTGCTCCTGTTGCTATAGAACTTACAGAAACATACATTGCCATGGATGAATTACTAGACCAAACTTTTGTAGATACTGCTAGTTATTACTATTTAGAGAAGAGATGTAAAGAAAGAGGTATTACACCTTTACCTGCAACCAATACAATTGCAAAAGGAGTTTTTAATATAGATATTCCTATTGATTCAAGATTCAACTTAGGAGAATACAATTATGTGGCAATTGAGAGAATATCTGAAAAAACATATAAAATGAAATGTGAAACTACTGGACCTGTATTTGAACTTGGTCAGTTGATTCCAATTGAATATGTAGACAAATTAGAAACTGCTGAGTTAACTGAAATACTAATTAATGGAGAAGATGAAGAAAGTGAAGATAGTTTAAGACAAAGATATTATGATAGCCTAAACTCACAGAGTTTTGGTGGAAATATGCAAAATTATAAAGATGAAGTTAACAAAATACAAGATGTTGGAGGAGTTAAGGTTTATCCTGTGTGGGACGGTGGAGGTACTGTTAAGTTAGTAATAATTAATTCTAACTTCAAAGTTCCATCTAGTGATTTAGTTAATTTAGTTCAAGAAGAAATTGATCCTCTACAAAACCAAGGAGAAGGTCTTGGATTAGCACCAATTGGACACCGAGTCACAGTTGAAGGAGTTACAAGTACAACTATAAATATATCAGCAGAGATAACATACAAAAATGGCTACACTTGGGAGAATATAAAATCAATTGCAGAAGAAGCAATAGACGACTATTTAAATGAACTTAACATGAGTTGGGAAGATGAAGAAAACTTAATAGTCCGTATATCTCAAATTGAAACTAGATTACTTAGTATTGATGGAGTATTAGACATTGCAAATACAATGATAAATGAGGTTAAATCTAATCTAACAATAGATAGTAACAGTATAGTAGTGAGAGGTGAGGTAGTTGGATAAAGAGATTAATCTAATAAATTACTTACCACAAATTCTACAAGATAAAGAAGAATATATAAAAGTATTTAATGTAGAAAACAAAGAAATAAAAACACTACATGAAAAATTAAATGACCTATCAAGTGACCAGTTTTTAGAGGATTTAACTCCAAGTGGTATAAAAAGATGGGAAAAGATAATGTCTATAACTCCTAAAAGTAATGAGAGTTTAGAAGATAGAAGGTTTAGGATTTTTAGTAAATATATAAGTAAACTACCTTACTCAGAGAGATTTTTAAGGAACTGGCTAGATAGTATAGTTGGAGAAGGCAATTATGAATTAACTATTAATAATGCTACTTATAATATACATCTTGAAAGTGATGCTAGAAATCAAGATTGGTTTGAGGAGGTTCATTCTTTTGTAAGTAGTATTAAACCTTGCAACATGACTTTAGATTACACTAGAGTGCTTGTAAGTAAAGACAATTATATGAATTTTGGTATAACAACCCTAATAGGTCAAGAAATAACTATATACCCTTGGAGTCCACCAGATATAGAAACTTATGGAGAAATTGATGTATTAACTGGCAATGGAGTTGGATACCAAGAGATAACAATATTTTAGGAGGTGATATATTGGCTATAGATAAAAGTTATTACACTATAATTACAGATGTAGGGAAAGCAAAGATAGCAAATGCAAGTGTCACAGGTAATAAAGTGGGATTTGTAAAAATTCAACTTGGTGATGGAGGAGGGAGTGAATATACTCCAACTGAGAGTCAGACAGCTCTCAAAAACGTGGTATGGGAAGGCAATATTGGAAATACAACTACAGATGAAACTGCACCAAATTGTATAATATTAGAGAGTTTAATACCATCAAGTGTAGGCGGGTTTATGATAAGAGAAATAGGATATTTAGATGATGAAAATAATTTAATTGCCATTTCTAAATATAAAGAATGTTATAAACCTTCTATAGAACAAGGGGCAGTAGTAGACATGAAGGTTAAAACTGTGCTGATTGTATCTAATGTAAATAATATAGAACTTAAAATTGACCCAACAATAATCTTTGCAACACTCAAAGATATACAAGACTTAGAAACTAAAATAGGTACTGTTAATACTAAAATTGATACAACCAAAATAGAATTAACAAGCAACATAGAAACTGCTAAAACAGAGTTAAACACTAGAATTGACACAGAAAATGAGAAACAGAATATTAAAATTGATAATATTATTGCAGGTGGTGTAAATGTATCTCATACACATATTATAGAGGTGGCTGATTGGACTTTAAATAATGAAACTAATATGTATGAAGTAACTATAAATCATCCACTATTGACTAAAAGAATACTAATAGCTTTATATGATGAAATTGGTGAAGCACTTACACCAAACGCTAGGGCTATTGATGATAATAGTATTCTTGTTAGAAATGAAGAAAATATTAAAATGTACGTATATTTGATAAATGGAAATGCAGAAACTCATTTTATAAATGCAACTGTAGATGACAACAGAGTATCTGAAATGACCACTTATTCGTCTAAGAAAATTGAAGATAGATTTCTTAATTTAGAAGAAAAAGTAAATGGTGGGATATCTAGTATTGCAACAAGTGTAAATGAGTTGATAACTTATTGTTAAAGGAGAGTGAGAAAATGCAGACAGAATGGAACTTTGGGTACAATGGTTCGCCACAAAGTGTTATATTGAAACCTGGCAAATATAAATTTGAATGCTGGGGTTCTTCTGGAGGTATCAACAATTCTTCTTGGTATACTGATGCTAAAGGCGGATATTCTAAAGGTGAAATTACATTAAAAAAACAAACTACATTATATGTTTACGTCGGCGAAAGTGGTTTTGCTTCTTCATCTACGAGTAATAACACTAAAAGTGGTTTTAATGGCGGTGGTAAAGGTTATTTAAATCAACAGATTATGGGTACTTATTATTCTATGTACGGTGGTGGTGCTACCGATATAAGACTTGTTGGTGGTGCTTGGGATAATGAGCAAGGTTTGCTATCTCGTATAATTGTCGCAGGTGGTGGCGGAGGTTCATATTATCCTTACTGGTGGTGCAGGAGGAGGATTAGAGGAGGTACTGGGTATAGTCTAAGACAGACATCGTCCCGGCGGTACTCAATATCAAGGTGGTATTGGTCGTGTAAGCACAGAAAACGGAAGTTTTGGAAAAGGGTGTTCTGCTAAAGATTCAACTGGCGAAGGCGGTGGAGGTGGCTGGTTTGGTGGTGCAGGAATGAATGGTGCGGGAGCAGGTGGAGGTGGAAGTGGCTACGTATTAACTAAAGATAGTTATAAGCCTACTGGCTACACACCAACATCTGAATATTATTTTGATAATGTTGTTATGGCATCTGGTGGAAATACTGCTGGTGCTTATGGTTATGCTCAAATAACTTTACTTCAATCATTACCATTTTTAACTGTATCTTCTTATAATTCTATACAGCTACATTTAAAGCTGACCACACTGACCCTACTTTGTTTACTAAGATAGAATATTTTATAGATGATGTGTTAAAAGAAACTATAACAACAGATTTAACAGCAGAGAAAACAATTAACTATACAGTAGAAGATAATGCACTACACACACTTAAGATAGTTGTTACAGACAGTAATAATGCTACAGCAGAAAAAGTGTTAAGTATAAGTAAGAATATAATGCCATTGCCCGAAGATGTGAATCTGCAAGACATATCTTCTAAACTAATTGAAGTTAATGCAGGATTTAAAACTGGAAAAACAAGTATTATAAACACTTTAGCATTAAAAAATATAGAAGCAAATTTAAATAATACATTAGTTGAATTATCAGAGAAAATAAAAACAGGTTTTGATAGTTCAGATGCTACTGCTGAACAACTTCAAAATCAGATTACTAATTTAAATAATCAGTTAAGCCAACGTAAAAGATGGGCTAAGGGTACTTACACTTTTACTCAAAGTGATTATGAAAATTTTTATTCAAGGTATTCAAGTGCTGAAAATTATGCTAAGAGTCTTACTGTTCCTATTAATTTAAATTTCATCCCTAGTCTTGTCATTGTTGAAAAACTTTGTTTTTATGGAAATGGGTATACTGTTAATTTTTATGCTATTAATAATTTAAATCAACTTGCTTCTGTTGGTCGTGTTCCTAAGAGTAGTGGAGAATATCGTTTTTGTGCTTTTATGTTTGTAAAAACTATTACTAGCAAAGAATTTTCTTTATATACTTATCGAGATGAATACACTGATAGTAGTAGCGTAGTATACCGTTGTAAAGTCGGAGAAAGTTTTACATGGTATGCTTATGAATAATATGAAAGGTGGTAATTTAAATGGAAAGAGGAAATAGAATTATATGTGACCAAACCGGGAAAATATTACTCCAAACTGGAGAAGCAACAGGGGATATATTAGAACATGATGAAATAACGGAATTACATTTTGTTGATATTCCGTATGGAAGTATAGACTATACAAGAAATAGAATTATAGGTATAAATATAGAAACAAAAGAACCAATTTTAGAGGAAATACCAACATTTATT